AGTCGGCCTTGCCGTCAGCAATGCGGGTGCCGCGGCCCATGCCCTGGACATATAGCACAGGCGACTTGGTCGGCCTGCACCAGATAATGCAGTCCACGTCAGGCACATCAAAGCCAACTGACAAGGCAAGCACGGTGACCAGGCAATCAATGTGCCCGTCGCGGAAGTCTTGGATTAAATCCTGGCGCTCCTGTTTGGGGGTTTCCCCACACACTAGATCGGCTTTAATGTCCAGTTGGTTTAGGTAGTTTGTAAGGCTTTCAGCGTTCCTAACACTTGGGGTGAAAGCAATCCATTTGCGGCGCTTGGCGGCCAATTTAACGGCTTCCCTGGCCACTTCCCTTAAATAGCCTTCCACCACGTCAGACAGCTCGCCAATTTTATAGTCGCCGTTGGCAATACCAACTTTGCTGGCATCAATGCGGGTGGCCATGCGCTCGGTCGGCGGGACCAGGGGCGCAATAAACTTTTGCTGCAGCAGCTCCTGCATGGTGACCCTGCTGGCCGTGCCGGTGAATAGCGGATCATCCCCGTCGGTCAACCAGACCTGGTTACCCCTAAACGGCGTGGCGGTCATGCCCACGGTCCTGAATTTGCAAATCTCACCCAGCTTGGCCAGAAATGTGCGGTACATGCCCTGGGCCTTGGTGTCCACCAGGTGGGCCTCATCAATGATCACGGCTTTGATGTCGCCAAGCAGGTGCGCTGACTTATGAATGCTGCCAATGGTGGCCACAATCACGTCGGCATGGTGCTGCTTCTTGCCCAGGCTTGCGCTGACAAAGCCAACGTGAATGTCGCCCGGCAGCAGTGCCTGCAGCTTGGCGGCGTTTTGCTCTGCGAGCTCCTTGCTGGGCACCAGGACCACCGTGCGGGGCCGGTAGTCTGGCCATTGCTCCCACATCTGGCGCACGATCTCGGCACAGATCACCGACTTGCCCGCGGCGGTCGGCAGCACCAACAGCGGTATGTCGTCGCTTGCCTGGTGCTTGGTCCACCAGGCAAACAAGTCTTCTACCGATCTGGATTGATAGTCACGAAGGATCATTTTCCCTGGCCTTAATCATGTCGTCAGCAATGGCATATGCACTTTTTACCGCTGTTTTGCGGTCACCGTTAGAGAGCAAACCAGTTAAGGCTGCAGCGGCCAAGTAGTCACGCAAGGTGATCTCTTGGATGGGTGGCGGGGTGTTCATACAAATTTTCCTAAATGTTGTTTGCGCAGGCTTATGCACTGCTCATCAACCAGCATTGACTTGTCGGCACAGGCATGGATTTCTTGGCTGGCAATATGGTCTGGGTTCTTTGCCGGGTTGCCGTTGACAAAGCGCTTTTTGTCGGCCATCTCATACACAACCCCGTCGCCGTCCATGTCCACCGGGTGCGCGGTCTTGGCAAGCAATATGGGTATGTACCTGTGGTCATCGCAGCCGGTGCGCTGCTTAGATGTTGGCAAGTCTTGGCCGTGCGCGGAGCACGTCCAGCGGCCATGGCCATCGAGCTCGGGCGTGGCGTGGGCGCATGACCTGCAGCTCATCTTTGGCACGTCAGTGCCGTGGCAGATGCTGTGGTAGTCGCAGAACTTGCACTCATACCAGGTTGGGTCGGTGCTGATCCCCACCGGCGGCTCGGTGGCCGTGATAATTGTCAGCGCCTTATCAATAATGGCCTGGACCTCAACGGCGTCATATTCAATGCGCTCGGTATAAATGTCGTCGTTGTCCTTGTTGACCACGATATAGATGGCGCGTTGGCACCCATCATCTTGGAATTCTGCTATCGACCAGTGCATATATGATTGCATCTGCGCCCAGTGCTCGGGTTTGGCTTTCTTTACGCCAGATTTTTGCATCTCCTTGAAATACTTATCTGACGCCGTCTTGATCTCCAATATGTGCGGCGACTTTGGCGCCTGGGGCAGGCCGGTCACGATTCCATCACAGTTGCCCTGGAAGTGGTGCCCGGTTGCCGGCTCACTCCAACCAAACTGCTTGCCGGTGCTGGGGTTTGCGTCATAGACCGTGCAGCCAATGCCCTTGAGGTCGGCATAGACCCTTGGCTCTTGCAAATGGCCGGACTGAAAAACCCGGTACAGACGGCCAGAAAACTCTGCCAACTTAGACCAGCGGAAAGAGTACCAGTGCTGGCGCAAGCAGGGCTTGCCAATGGCACTGGCGCCAAGGTAAGGGCGCTGGGACTCGGCGCCATACTTTGCCTTGTAATGGGCAAAGATGGCGTCGGCCACAGGGTCCACAACAGCTTGTGGGACTGCGGCCATGGTTTACTTCCTAGCCCAGGCGGGGGTCTTGGATGCCGCGGGGAGAGCGGCGGGGGCTGCAGCTTCAGCGGGGGCGGGCACAAACGTTGGAGCAGCTCCATTAGCGGACTCATAACCCTTGATGTTGTTGCTTGCCTGGTACTGGCCCTGGGCCTCGCGCACGGTCACCTTGATCTTGACTGGCTTAAAGTGCAGAGCTGCAGTGTCTTCCAACTTGATCACGTTGACCGCGTGGCAAAGGGCTGAAAGCTGGCTTTGCGCAATGCGTTGGGTTTCCTCGCTGGTGTGCTGGATGTTGAGGTTTTCCCAGACTTTGCGGTTTTTGTACTGGCCGTCCAAAATCTCAAAGGTCATCTTCAAACCAGTGCCGTTGCCGGACTTCAATGGGCCAACATCAGACTCAATGCAATGGGCCAGATAAACGCCGGCAGGGATTGGGCCGGTGGGTGCTTGGGGTGCGACGGTGGATGCGTCAAAAGAAAAATGTGCCATTTTGTGTTTCCTAAAGGTTGATGGTTGGATTGAGGATCAGGACTGCGCTGCGGTCAGCGAGGCCTGGAATGCAGCCCAATCAAGCTGCATATTGGTAAGGCCAAAGCGGTTACCACCGCAATGAGCCGGATGGGGTTCGACGTGCAAGATGCGCTCGCCAGTGGTGGTGGCCTTGGTTTCTTTGTTGCCAAAGCCTGCGTCAGTTTTGCTGGTGAAGATGCGGTACCCAGCATAGCCAACCACGTCGGCCCACTCAAGCACCAGGCCGGCAGCGCGGTCATGGAGCTTTAAGACGTGCGAGTCATAACCCTCGGTCAGCGGGTCTTCAATGCGCTTAATCTTGTCATGCGCAATCAAGATGATGCCCATGCTCTTTTGAGCGCGGAGCACTTCCAGGCCAGACAACAGGTTACGCCACTCCTCGGCTGCAGCCACATAGCCCTTGCCAAAGCCAGGCGCCTCAATGTTCTTCCAGTTGTTTTGCTTGCACACATAGTCTTGGACCATGGGCTCGAGCCAATCCAGCGAGTCGATAAACAACGTCTTGAAGTCATGCTCGCTGCTGATCAAAGTCTCGATGGCTGCGTAGACCTCGGCCAGGCTTGACGCCAAGGGGAAAGCGTTGGCATCAACGGCGTCGGCGCCGTCTTCGGTCAGGATGCCAATTGCGTTGGGCGCCATAGCTGCAAAAGTTGTTTTGCCGATCTTGCCCTGGCCAACAATGACAATCTTGGGGGCGCGAACCCGGCGGGTCTTGGATATGGACTTGAGGTCAAACATTTTCGTCTTTCAAAGTGATGGATGGTTTTGCGGGTTTGCTGGTGATGAATTGGGCGGCTGCAGAGTAAGCCACCGGGTCCAGTTCGGACAAGGCTCGGAGGTTCTTAAGCTCCACGTCAGCCTTCCAACGAAATGCTCGCTGGGCGTTAACCGGCAACTGGTCATAAGCTGCAGTCAACTTGTCAGTGTCAACCGTGCGGTTGAGCTTCCAGGTGATGCTGAATTCTTCATCGTTGTGGGTGCCTTCCCCAGATGCGGGTTTTGCAAACAGGGCAACCATCTTAGCCTCAATGGCCAGGCGGTCCTGTTTGGCTGCGTCTTCAGCGGCCTTGGCCACTTTGAGGGCGGCGGTGAGTTCAGTGATTGTCATTCCATTGCTCCTTCTTCATAAGCATCAATTGCATCTCCGCTTTTTCCACCGCCAAGCAGCACGATAGGTGACACCCAACGGTCGCCTACCAACCGCTGGCTGCGGATGTATTTGGCCATTTGCGCGTCAGTTAACCGGCCGTATTGCGGTGCGACATACGGGTCAGGCGGGATGTCAAACTTTGTTCCCTTGGGCATTGAGTTCCATTTCTCAACGATTGCCAGCGCGGTTTCTTTGTCTGTAAATTTAGCGCCGCGTTTTGATTTAAACGACAGCGTGTTAAACGCATTGTTGGCCACAAACCACCAACCATTTGGGTTGTTGTCGTTTGCGGGGCGCGCTTCATAGGGCGGGTACAGCACGCCGCCAGACGGCGCGGCATCATCAACGCTGGTGCCTATAAAGCTGGCGGCTGCAATGCCAGTTAATTCATTCATCATTTACTCCTTTGTGTATTTAAGGGCGGCGGCTTCAAGGTCGTCCACCAGGTACTGCAAAAGCAGATGGCCAATGTCAACGTCACCAAGGTAAGCGTTAACAAGCACACATTCTGCAACTCGGTCAGGCTCATAGAGCAAGCCCATGGAGTCGGTTGACCCAAACTCTGCAGGGATGTAATCAAAAAAACAGGTCAGTTCGACACCTTCACAGTCAAGGTTGACCTCAAGCAACCCCTCGGGGCACGGCGGTGAGATGCTCATGGTTGTGTGCTCCAAGCTGCCACCAGTGCGGCGGCGTTATAAGGGATGGGGGTGACGGTGGACAGGTACAGACCCTTGCCGCGGAGCTTGCGGCCCCAATCGTCTGTTGCCTTGGTGTTGCACAGTTTACGGCGCCTGACGGCGTTGTAGACCTGATGCTGGGTAAAGTTGGCGTTAACCAGTTCTTCCATGGTGCGCGGCTCTTGGCAAAAATCTTGGAGTTCGGTCATGCTTCCCTCGCTTTCAGCATTGCGTCTGCCATTCTGTATGCAGCAAAAGCAGTTTCATTTAAATCCATTTCTTGCCGCCATTCGGGATCTGACAAAAAGGCTTGCATAGCTTTAGCAGCCATGTAGTCTGTTAACGACATGCCAAGCTGATCGGTCAAATGGGGGTTGGGGAATGCGTTCATGCTGACCACCATGCAACCAACAACGCAGCCAGGCCAACACCAATGGCGGTGGCGGTAAAGATGTCAAGAAGTTTTTGTTTCATGTTTTGCTTTCGGAGTTGTGCGGGGCCGTGGCCCCGGTTGGTTTAAGCTGCTTGGCTGTCGGCAAAAGCACGCTCGGCTTCGATTCCCTGGTCGATGTACGCCTGCGAGCAATATGCAGGAGCGTCGTCAATCCAGTAAGACCGATCAATAACTTTGCCAGATGCCAAGGCGGCGTTAACGCGGTTGGCCAAGCGATCAGCCTTAGCACGGGCCTCTTCGCGCAAGTCGGGAAAGCAAAATTCGCCCGTATCTTCGCAAACCAAACGCTCAGTGCCATTAAACCCGGCAACGTGGCGCAGGCGGGTGCCGTAATCGTTTGTAAGAAAAACGTAAAACCGCTCGGCAATAAAGGGATGACCATCACAAGAAATGCCTGCTTGATAAAGATCAGATGCTGCGTATGCGGTAAAAGTCGTGTTCATTTGTATCTCCTGTTTGGCCGTGATTGGCGTGATGGTCAGAGAACCTATTTCCCTGCCCATGACCAGAATTCTAGCAAAAAACTAGACCAAACAAGCATACCGCTAGATTATTTTCAATCTTTAAACCCTAATAGGGTTACCACTTACCTCTAGGCGTTAGAGCACGGTGCTAGACTCAGTGCCCTATGAACACACAAATCGCACCAGATGAGCGCCGAGCACTGGCAGAAAAAGTCGGCATGAATGAACAGTACCTATACCAGTGCCTAAGTGGGCGTCGAGAGATGTCTGCCTGGGAGGCTGTGCGCATAGAGCAAGAGAGTGGGGGCAAGATCACTCGCAAGATGCTGTGCCAGGGCAGTTGGAAGTCTATATGGCCAGAGTTGGTGGAGGCACAAGCATGAGCAGTTTATCGAGCATTTTTCCCAATGGCTTTGCGGTGGCCACAGACTCGCAAGATTTGGTTAACCCTGTTGAGGGCTTTCGCCGGCACTGTGAGGTGTCCGGCCTGGTGATCAAGGAGTTGATTGCTGATGGTGAGATACACCGGGTGCCCCATATATCAAGCAAGAAGGGTGCGGTGGATGCTTGGTACATCTTGCACACTGGGGGCAAGATTCCTGTGGGTGTGTGTGGCTGCTGGAAAGAGCCAACATTTGAGTCCAAGTGGGTGGCAGAAACTGGCAGGTCAATGACGTTTAGCGAGCGACTCGAGCACGATAAGTGGGTGGCAGAGTTCAAGGCCAAGCGTGAAGTTGAGAAGAGTGCCTCGCAGGCCGTTGCTGCAGAGAAGGCAGAAGAGGAGGTTGGGACGTACACAGATGCCAGTGCTGACCATCCATACCTGGTCAGAAAGCGCATTGGGCCTTATGGGATCAAGATTGACCGGGCTGGGCGCCTGGTGGTGCCGGTGATCAGCCAGGCCGGGGAGATACTGAGCTACCAGACCATTGACGCGGACGGGAACAAACGGTTTTTAAAGGGTGGCAAGATTGAGGGTGGGTTTTATGAGTTGCGTGGCAACCGGAAGGTGATCTTTGTTGGCGAGGGGTTTGCCACTTGCGCGTCGATACACGAAGCAACGGGGTACACGGTGCTGGTGGCGTTTGATTGTGGCAACCTGGCCAAGGTGGCCAAAAGTGCCAAAGAGATGTTTCCTGGGGCCAGGATCGTGATTGGTGCTGACAATGACCAGTTCACAGAGGGCAACCCTGGGGTAACTAAGGGTCGAGCTGCAGCGTCGCTTGTATTTGGCGAGATCGTTTATCCAAACTTTGCGGAGTCTGACTTGCCATCCAAACCAACAGACTTTAATGACCTGCACTGCCTGCAGGGTTTGGAAGCAGTAAAAGACCAGATCGAGCGCGTGGCAGGACCAGTTAAGGACAAGTTGCCGTTTGAGTTCTCGAGAGCAGACAGCCTGCAGCTAACCCAGATCAAGTGGATCGTAGACGATTACATTGAGGGCGACAGCTTGGCCCAGGTGTTTGGTGATCCAGGCGGTGGCAAGAGTTTTGTGTCCATCGACATCGCCTGCTGTGTGGCCACTGGCGTGCCGTGGCATGGGCACCAGGTGCAGCAGGGCGCGGTGTTTTACATTGCTGGTGAGGGACACAACGGGTTGGCCAGGCGATTTAAGGCGTGGGAGTTGGGCAACGGCATCAGCCTGGCCGGCGTGCCGTTATACAAAAGCCATCGGGCGGCACAGTTGTACGACAGCACCGAAGCGGCCATTGTGGCTGAGTCGGTCAAGCAGCTCAGTGCAGATGCCGGGTGCTTACCCAGCATGATCATCATCGACACCGTGGCCAGGAACATGGGGGGCGACGAGAATTCAACCCAGGACATGAATGCCTTTATCCAGCATTTAGACACATATTTGCGCCAACCATGGAAGTGCTGCGTGCTAGTCGTCCACCACTCAGGCGCCATGGACAAGGAGCGCAGCCGGGGATCAACGGCCCTGCGCGGTGCCCTGGATGCCGAGTACAAGGTGGCGTTGGACTCAGGCTCTAAGACCATCCAGTTTGAGTCCAAGAAGATGAAGGACGCTGAAATGCCCGCGGCCAAGAATTTTCAAATCACCCAAATTGACCTGCCGATCTTGGACAAGCACAACTTGGCGGTCAAGGGCGCGTATCTGACTAGCGTTGACATCAGCGGCCTGGTTAGCCAGGTCCAAAAGAAGACGTACCTGTCACCAAACCAAAAGCGGGTCATGGAGTGCCTGGTTATGCTCGAGCTCAAACGAACGACCGATCAACAAACCAGTGCAGTTAATTACGACGAGTGGCGGGAGTCGGCCAAGGAGCACAACGTGAAGAATAATAGATTTTGGGAAGTAGTCAAAAGTATGATTGCCAAGGGCATGGTAGTTGAGGCTGATGGGGGGTATCGGAGTCATCCAAACCATCCGAAAGTATCCGAAACCATCCGAATCGGATGAATCAGGATGCATCCGAATCATCATCCGAATCATCCGAAGTCATCCGAAACCATCCGGGTTCCCACCCCGGCAATCATCCGAATCCTTCCTCCTGGGTATATATACCCAGGATGGTTCGGATGCCGGATGGGCCGGATGGACCAGGATGGCGGGAAATCAGGAAAACGGGAAACAGGGCATGGTAATGATTGAAGTTTGCCTGCCGTTGAAGATTGTGTCGGTTGCGAACTTAAGGTTGCATTGGGCAGTTAAAGCTAAGTTGGCGAAAAAGCACCGGCAAAGCGCGTTCAATGCACTGGCTGGTTTGGCTGCACCACCAGCACCGCCTTGCACCATTGTGCTTACCAGGGTGGCGCCCAGGCCGTTGGATGGGGATAACCTGCAGTCAGCGTTTAAAGCAGTCAGGGATGGCGTCGCTGATTGGCTTGGCGTTGATGATGGCCATAAGCAGATCGATTGGCAGTATTTCCAGCGACCTGGTGGTGTTAAGGTTTACCAAGTTGAGATCGAGGTGATAGCATGACGGTGTGCGCTACTTTGCAGTTGCCGCACTCTTTGGGGAAAGCACCAGATCGGTGTGAGTACCTTCTTTTTTGGGGAGTTTACAAGTGACTGAAAACTTGGCAGTGCAAAAGCATCCTGGCGGTCGGCCTGTTGTGTTTGGGATTGATAACCCATGCTGGGGAGTAATGTGTCAGCAGATCGCAGAAGGCAAGAGTTTAAGCAGCGTGATTAGATCCAATGATGGAATGCCTTCTTACCATTGCGTCATGTTGATGATTAAGAACAACCCTGAGTTTCGGGGAATGTATGAGAAAGCCCTCGAGAGCCGCGCAGATCGCTTGGCTGAAGAGATTCTCGAGCTGGCTGATGAACAGATGCCAGATGGCCTAGAAGGCCCGTTAGCGAGCGCTTGGGTACAACAGAAGCGAATGCAAGTCGATGCGCGCAAATGGGTGGCTAGTAAGTTGAAGCCCAAGGTTTATGGGGATCGCATAGATGTTGCCGTTACAGATAACCGAATCAGCGTCATGGATGCGTTGAAAGAAGCCAAGCAGCGCGTACTGATGGACGACAGCAATGTCGTTGATGTTGAAGTCAAAGACAAATTGGGGACAGATTAGGCAGGGTTATGCGCTTTTCGCATAGATTTTTGTCAACTACGCGCACGCGCATCCCAAAAAGTAGAGTGAATGCTTACGTCTATTCCTACTACGTACATTATCCATTATGTTAAGTTATTTGGAAGTTGCGCACAGGTTATACAGACTGATGCGCGGTTGGAGCAGTTATCCACAATCTGAAATGAACAACTAGGGTTTGGCCCTGTGGATAAGTGCCGGCCTGGCGCCCATGGCCACCGCCCCGCCGCGGTGGGGGGCCGGGTAGGGCCGGCGGCGAAAGGTCACAGGAACGGTGCATTCACGAACATTTTTATTTTTATTTTTAAAAAAATCAATTACCATCGCCCAATGCCAACGAACCACTAACGATCATGGCCACTAGCTTTAACTTCCTGGCGCCCCCGAACCAAAACGAGCTTGGAGCTGCGTTTGGATACTATCCTCAGATCAGGCGCAACAGGATGTACCAAGACCCGCAGGCATCGCTTGAGATGCCACTGCAGGCACTCAGAGGCAGGCTTGCAGCAACCGCTGGTATGCCCTCAGACATAGCCAATATAGTGCGCAGCCCAATGCCCATGGAGATGTTTGGCCAGGTGGACTATGGACCGCAGCCCCAGGTGCCGTATGGTTCACAAGAGCTACTCAAAACTCTCCCCTTGGCGCCTCGAGGCCCGGCCCAGCAGGCGGCGTCCCAGCTTGGTGCTTTTGCGCCTATGACACCGGCTGAAGCGCTGCAGGCAGCCAGGTTAGTTAGGCAGGCTGCGTTGGCTGGCCGGGGTTTGCCGGTTGGCATGGGCACTGAGGCCGTTGGTGGTATGGGGTTTTTGAACCCGCAGCCGGCGGTTATGAGTAAGGCTGAAGAGAGGCTTAGAAATTCAAAAGAATTTCAAAAATTAAAAGGCCGAGAGAAAGATCAGGCAATTGAGGCTTTTAATGCAAAGCAAGAAGGCACGGGTATTTCTAGAAATAGAAAGACGTTAAATGCTGCGGCTGGTGGTGAAGAAGATATTGTTGAGTCGTTATTGACAAATCCAGCGTTTAAGATTTCTGGTGTGGTGCCGAGGTCGGTGATTGATGATGCCGTGCAAACCAGGTCACGCATGAGGGCCGAGCCGGCGACCACGCCTGGACCCAAGGCAAGCGAGGCTGAGTGGAAGGCTTGGGGTGAGAAGCATGGGGTCAATATGACGTTGACTGAGCCCAAATCGCTTGGTGTTTCTGACTTGACATCTAAGCGCGAGGTCAAGATACCTGGTGGGCTTGAAGGCACGTTTACTGTGCCGGACATGTTTTGGATGAAGGCCAACAATATTGACCCGGCGTCTTTGCCTAAGAAGACGCATGATGAGCTGATGCAGAAATTGATCAGGACGCATGAGGTGCAAAATCCTGATCAGGTGGACATGTTTAACAGGCTAAATTTTGCGCTGTTGTCGCCTAATGCGCCGTTGACGCCCAATGAGTTTTTGGCGCAGCGCATGAGGTTGGTGGACATGGGTGAGCTGCAAGCGCTGGCCGGCAGGGTTGGTGAAGCTAATTTGGGAAGAACAGCTCAACAACAAACTGGTGTGCAGGCTGCTGGCCGCGGTGGTATGGGGGTGCTAGGCACGGCTAATTTGGGCAACCAAGCAATGTTGGCCAAGTTGATTTTGCAAAAGCCTGAAATGTTTCAGATGGCGCCAGGGGAGACCATGCGCGACGTGACCATGCGGGTAATGAACCAGGTGCCTGGCCTGGGTCCAAAGACCGCGTCACTTGGCACGCCCTGGTTGAATTTGGAGAAGGCCAACACGTCGGCGGTTGATTTGCATATGATCCGGCACTCTTATGAGCGCATGTTGGATGACCCGATTGTTGGTGATGCGTTTAAATTGCGTATGGCCAATAAATTAAAGGTTGAGCCAACAACAGAAGCTATATTGGGATTGCCAACGCAAAAAGTAGAAGATGCTGCTATTGATGTAATTGGTGGTTCTTCGCTTTCAAAAATATACCGCAAAAAATCTGGCGAATTGAATGAGATACCTGGTGTGGCCACGCCCGAGAAGTTGGCGTACGAGCCCAAGCAATTGCAAGATTTCAACCCGTTTTATAAACGAGTGGTTGATTATGTGGATGAGTCCAGAGGTCCAAACCCAAGCATTGAGCTGTTTCCAGAGCAATGGCGCAAGTGGGACGTTTACCGGCAACGCCTGGAGCCGCATGAGTTTGCGCACCCAGATTACAGGTTGTTACCCAGGCAATCATGGACTGAGATGCAGGACGCTTTGACGGCCCACAAAAAGGCTGGGTACACGCAGGCAGAAAATCCGGTGATGGCGCCGTCTGATTGGCGCGAGCTTTACTATGGCCGGGCGACCCCTGCTGCGATGCTTGGGACTGCAGGTCTTGCAGGCGCCGGGATTGCTGTGCAAAACATGTTGGCGCCAAGACCCCAAAACATGCTTGGCCAAGAATTACCACCAAACCCCTAATGCAAACCACGATCTACAAACCCGAAGACGAGCAGGAGCTGATGGCGACTCTGTGGAGCCCGGCAATTGCTGATGACCCAGAAGCGTTTGTTTTGTTTGCATTCCCCTGGGGTAAAGAGAACACGCCCCTGCAGCACTTTGCTGGCCCACGCAAGTGGCAGCGCGAAGTCTTGCGCGAGATCGCCCAGCACGTTAAGCGCCAAAAGGGTCTTATTAACTTTGAGACTTTGCGCCACGCCATTTCATCTGGCCGGGGTATTGGCAAGTCTGCATTGGTGTCTTGGCTGACTATTTGGATGTTGTCTACCAGGATTGGATCGACAACGATTATTTCGGCCAACAGCGAGGCCCAATTGCGAGCTGTGACCTGGGCCGAGATTACCAAGTGGTTGGCCATGACTATTAATAGCCACTGGTTTGAGGTGTCGGCCACCAAGGTTGCGCCGGCTGGCTGGCTGACTGAGCTGGTGGAGAAGGATTTGCGCAAGGGCACCCGGTATTGGGCGGTTGAGGGCAGGTTGTGGTCAGCAGAAAACCCAGATTCTTATGCCGGGGTCCACAACCATGACGGGGTGCTAGTGATTTTTGATGAGGCGTCTGGTATTGATGATGCGATCTGGTCTGTGACCGCGGGCTTTTTTACTGAGAACACGCCAAACCGCCTTTGGTTGGCTTTTTCCAACCCCCGGCGAAATACTGGGTACTTTTACGAGTGTTTTAACAGCAAGCGGGACTTTTGGACCAGCAAGGTGGTGGACGCCAGGACGGTTGAGGGCACCGACAAAGCGGTGTACCAGAACATCATTGATGAGTATGGGCCGGACTCGAGCCAGGCGCACGTTGAGGTGTATGGCATGTTCCCCTCGGAGGGGGACGACCAGTTTATTTCGTCCAATATCGTGGATGACGCGATGAAAAGGGCTAAGTACAAGGATCAGTCGGCGCCCATCATTATTGGAGTTGACCCTGCACGCTTTGGCGCCGATGCAACGGTGATCGCTGTGCGCCAGGGACGCGATATTGTCAAGATTATTCGCCACAGGGGCGACGACACCATGACGGTGGTGGGGTATGTAATCGAGGCAATCGAGGAATTTAAGCCTGCGTTGGTGGTCATTGATGAGGGTGGCCTGGGAGCCGGCATTGTGGACCGCTTAAAAGAGCAGCGGTACAAGATCAAGGGCATAAACTTTGGGAATAAGGCTAAAAACCCGATCATGTACGGTAATATGCGTGCGCAGATGTGGGGAGATATGCGAGAATGGCTGAAATCTGCTAGTATCCCTAGCGACAGGTTCTTGAAGACGGACTTGATTTCGCCTATGATGAAGCCTGATTCACGGGGAACAATCTTCTTGGAAAGCAAAAAGGAAATGAAAGCTCGCGGTCTTGCCTCGCCCGACGCTGCTGACGCTATCTGCGTCACATTTGCCTTTCCAGTGGCACATCGTGAGTATGCTGAACCCAAGCGCACCGCCAGAAGCTACGGTAGCGCAGTGTCAACTGGATGGATGGGCGCATGAAGAAGAAGGGCGTATCTCTTTCAGTTGGCCGCGGCGAAAAGTTGCCGGTGTCTAAGGGCGCGGGCTTGACTGAGAAGGGCCGCGCTAAGTACAACGCCGCTACAGGTTCTAACCTCAAGGCGCCAGCACCCAACCCTAAGACCAAGGCAGACCAAGGCCGCAAAGATTCATTTTGTGCAAGGATGGGTGCCGTAGCGGCCAACGCCAAAGACGGCGAACGCGCTAAAGCAGCCCTTAAAAGATGGAAGTGTTGACATGGCCACCAAACCTGGACTTTACGCAAACCTTCACGCAAAACAGGCACGTATCGCCGCTGGCTCTAAAGAGAAGATGAGGAAGCCTGGCTCGCCCGGCGCGCCCACTGCCAAAGACTTCAAAGATTCAGCCAAAACTGCAAAGAAGAAGTAACATGCCGCTTGTCAAATCCAAATCCCCCGAAGCATTCCGCAAGAACGTCAAGGCCGAGATCAAGGCGGGCAAGCCCGTCAAGCAGGCCGTGGCAATTGCGTATGCAGTCAAACGTGCAGCCCCGAAAGGAAAGAAATGAAGACCCTCGCCCCTATTGCTAAACTCAACAGCCGCGAACCCAAGATGTCGGGCGCGGGCATGCCAGCACGCAACAAAGAGACTTATTCACCCACTGCCAACTGCCATGCCACGATTCCATCGGGCAACAATGTCAAGGCAACGGTGGACAAAGTCCTTAGCAAGATCAAATAATGGCAGACTTCACAGGCATTGCGGCTGCTGGCGCAGTGGCCGAAGGCGGTAAACCAAAGAAGAGCGCGTCTGACATCTTGGCCACAGCCCGTGCCAGGCTTGATCTGGCGGTGTCTGCGCTTGCCGAGAGCCGCGAAGATGAGATCGACGACCTGCGCTTTTACGCCGGCTCGCCCGACAACCACTGGCAGTGGCCTGCTGATGTGCTGGCCACCCGTGGCGCGGTGCAAGGGCAAACCATCAACGCCCGCCCGTGTCTCACAATCAACAAGCTGCCCCAGCATGTGCGCCAGGTCACCAACGACCAGCGCCAGAACCGGCCTGGGGCCAAGGTTATCCCGGTGGACGACAACGCCGACGTGGAAGTGGCCGACATTTTTAATGGCATGATTCGGCACATTGAGTACATCAGCGACGCCGATGTGGCCTACGACACTGCCTGCGAAAACCAAGTTTCTTACGGTGAAGGTTACCTTCGCCTGCTGACCGAGTATTGCGAAGACAACACGTTTGACCAAGACATCAAGATTGGCCGTGTGCGCAATAGCTTTTCGGTCTACATGGATCCAACGATTCAAGACCCAACCGGTGCGGATGCCAAGTGGTGCTTTGTTACTGAAGATGTGACCAAGGCCGAGTTTGAGCGGATGTACCCAGACGCATCGCCCATCACCACCTTGCAATCTTTGGGTGTGGGCGATCAATCGATCAGCAACTGGCTCAATGAAGACACGATCCGCCTTGCGGATTATTACTACATTGACTTTGACCGCACGACGCTGAACCTGTACCCCGGCAACGCCACGGCGTTTGAGGGTACGCCCGAGGACAAGCAACTGCGAGCAATCTACGGCAAACCCAAGAAGTCTCGCGAGTCTGACCGTCCAAAGGTCAAATACTGCAAGATTAACGGGTACGAAATTCTTGAAGAGCGCGAGTGGGCGGGCAAGTACATCCCCGTCATCCGCATCGTAGGCAACGAATTTGAAGTAGACGGTCGTTTGTACGTGTCGGGTCTGGTGCGCAACGCCAAGGACGCCCAGCGCATGTACAACTACTGGGTGTCCCAAGAGGCTGAGATGCTGGCCTTGGCGCCCAAGGCGCCGTTTATTGGTTACGGTGGCCAGTTTGAGGGCTATGAAACAAACTGGAAAACCGCCAACACGCAGAACTGGCCATATTTGGAAGTCAATCCAGACGTTACAGATGGCCAAGGTGGCATGTTGCCACTACCCCAGCGGGCCCAGCCTCCAATGGCCTCCAGCGGTCTGTTGCAGGCCAAGGCAGGGGCGTCTGAAGACATCAAGAGCACCACAGGGCAATACAACGCCAGTTTGGGTATGGGTTCCAACGAGCGCAGCGGCAAAGCCATTCTGGCTCGCCAGCGCGAAGGCGATGTGGGCACCTACCACTACGGCGACAACTTGGCTCGCGGCGTGCGCCATGTGGCCCGCCAACTGGTGGACTTGATCCCCAAGATTTACGACACCCAGCGCATCGCTCGCATCATCGGTGAAGATGGCGAGACCAAGATGATCAAAATCAACCCCGAGCAGCAACAGCCGGTCAACAAGATCATGGACGAGCGCGGGATTGTGATTGAGAAAATCTACAACCCAGGCGTCGGCAAGTACGACGTGGTGGCGATCACTGGCCCAGGCTACGCGACCAAACGTCAAGAGGCATTGGAAGCAATGGCACAACTGTTGCAAGGCAATCCTCAACTGTGGGCTGTGGCCGGTGACCTATTCGTCAAGAACATGGATTGGCCTGGTGCTCAAGAGATGTCCAAGCGCTTTGCCAAGACCATTGATCCTAAGTTCTTGTCAGACGGCGAGGACAACCCAGCATTGCAAGCCGCACAGCAGCAGATGCAGGCCATGGGCCAAGAGATGGAGCAGATGCACCAGATGATCCAGAATGTTGGCAAGTCCATTGAAGCGCAAGACATGGAGCGCAAGGACTTTGAGGCCCAGGTCAAGGCATACGAAGCTGAAACCAAGCGTTTGGCCCAAGTGCAGGCCAGCATGTCACCAGAGCAAATTCAAGATATAGTCTTGGGTACTGTCCATGGGATGATCACCTCTGGTGACTTGGTGAATGAAATGCCTGGTCGAGATCAGAATGAAATGATGCCCGAAATGATGCCTCAACAGATGATGCCCGAACAACAAGGGATGCCACAATGAAAGCGTGTGATTTTGTAGGGTTGCTGTTTCTTGCCCGAGATGTGACGCACAGCGTCCACTTGAATACCCGCAGCTATTCCAAACACAAGGCTTTGGCGCACTTTTATGAGCGCATCATTGATGCTGCTGATGATTTTGCTGAAGCCTATCAAGGCCGGCATGGCTTGATGGGGCCAATTACTTTGCATTCGGCTAAGAAGACGGCTAACATCATTGAGTTTTTGGAAGACTCGCTAAAAGAAATTGAAGACTGCCGGTATGAAGTGGCTGACAAATCCGACTCATCTTTGCAGCAGCTCATTGACAACATCATTGAGATTTATCTTCGCACCCTGTACAAACTCCGCTTTTTGGCATAAGGACGCATCATGGAACTTTTGAATCCGCTATCACAAACTGGTTTTCCTGGTCGCACCGCGTCTTACAGCGGTTCTGCGGGTAACACTGCTGATTGGAACTCTGGCCCTGAAGGCGTGGTGGTCTGGTCTACGACTCCCTGCTATGTAGAAATTGGCCCTGCGGCTGTAGCCACCACTGGCAGCACGCCGATTCCTGCGTACACCCCAATTCCGTTCTATTTGCCTATGGGCACCGGCGCTCCTTTTCGCGTAAGTGCCATTCGCATTGCGGATGACGGCGCGATCTATTGCAAACCGATTAACAAGCAATGAGCTTTGGTGTCGCTCTTCGCAACGCAGTGGCCATTGGTCTTGGCGGTATTGCCACGTTGGTTTCTGGAAAGCATGCCGAGATCATTATCGGCAATTTGTTGTGCGAAAACAATGACAATCTCGTCCAAGAGGACGGTGGTTTGATTCTTTTGGAGTGACCTAAATGGCCGTCTTTCTCTCCCCCGTGGGCGGCGCAGCGGCCCAGTTTTTTACCAACAGTGGCGTAATTTTGTCTGGGGGCAAACTGTACTCTTATGCGGCTGGCACAACTACACCTGAGGTTACGTACACATCTTCTAGCGGCGTAACAGCGCACACTAATCCAATCATTTTGGATTCCGCAGGCCGAGTGCCAGGGGGTGAAATTTGGTTGACCGCAGTGGCGTATAAATTTGCGCTATACACATCAACAAATGTGCTTATTGCAACTTATGACAACATACGGGGGCCGGGTTCTATTTCGGTAACAAATTACATCGGAAACGGTTCAACAGTTGCGTATGCAGTTTTAGGAAGTGTAGTTGATGTGTACATCAACGGCGTATATCAAAATAAAAACACATATTCTGTTGCAAACGGCACACTAACATTTAGTCAAGCCCCGCCAGTTACTTCTATTATTGAAATTTTGTACACCTAATAAGGAATCGTCATGGCAGATAAAAAAATCTCCGCGTTAACTGGTGCAGCCACCCCACTTGCCGGTACAGAAGTATTGCCTATTGTTCAATCAGGCGCAACGGTAAAAGTTGCGGTATCTGATTTAACTGCTGGCCGATCTTTTGATGCTTTGGGTATGACCCTAACATCAACTGATGCTGGCGCAACAGCATCACCATTGCTCGAGTTATATAGAGACTCAGCAACACCAGCGGCATTAGACACTTTGGGCGAAATTGAATTTAACGGCGAAGACTCAGCAGGCAACAAACAAGCCTACGGTTTAATTCACGGATCTATTCTTAGCCCAACGTCTACTGCTGAACAGGGCCAACTTCATTTTGAAACTGCGACTGCTGGTGCATTGACAGAAAAGATGATTATTGGCACAACAAATCTTGTGATTAACGAGATCGGTGCGGTGTTCAACGTGCGGATTGAAGGAGATACAGATGCCAATTTGTTTTATACAGATGCAACCAATAGTCGTGTAGGTATTGGCACAATAAGCCCCGCGCAAAAATTAGAGGTTGCAGGAAATGTTCAATCATCTGGTAATGCAATTTTTAGCACATCAGGCAAAGGAATATTAGGCACTACAACAAACAATAATGCAGATGCAGGGGTTGTTGGCGAGTTTGTCTCCTCAACAGTTTTAACAGGTAGTGCAGTAACTATAAATTATGGCGGTTCAGGAGTTCCAGTAACTAGCATTTCATTGACTGCTGGTGATTGGGATGTAACTGGGTGGGTTGGTTATAATATTGGAGCCGCATCTGTAGTTACTTATTTGATACAAGGCGTAAGTACAAGTGATACTTCTATTACTGGAGAAACAACCAATGTTTACAATCAAATTGCTAGTACAACTCCCCAAATACCTGTAGTAATTCAAAGATTTAGCATAGCGTCAACTACAACTGTATATCTTAACTCTGCAACAGGTGGAAGTGGTACAGCTTTAACTGCTTATGGAACTATTCGCGCAAGGAGAATTCGGTAATGAAATACGCACTTATAAACCAAAATGGATTGCTTGAAATTCGTGAGGACAGCTATGAACTTGCGGATGGCGCGATTGAATTGACTGATGAGCAGTATTCCATGCTCTGTAATGGAAGAAGCATATTGCAAAATGGTCAAGTTGTTAACAATCCAGACTTTAAGCCTTTGGGGATTTTATGAGCATTGTTTATAAAACAGAAAAGATAAATGACAGCACTTATAAAGTGCTTTTGGAATCACCAGAAAAACGTGAGTTTATTGTTGGCGTAAATGATGTTTCTGAAATTGACGAATTGGTGCGGATGACTGTTCAAAATGATTTTCCTGTTTTAACGCCATCCTATAAAGAATTGCGCCGCGAAGCCTATCCTCCGATGACAGATTACTTAGATGGAGTTGTCAAAAGTGATCAAGCCCAAATGCAAAAATACATTGATGATTGTTTGGCGGTCAAAGCCAAATATCCGAAAGGCTAATCATGGCATTGACCAAAGTATCGTATTCGATGATTACTGGCGCATCTGTGAATGTGCTGGATTACGGTGCGTTTAACGACAACACCAATCAAGCGGCCACGACAGCCGCAATTCAAGCTGCCATCAATACAGGCAAAAATGTATATTTTCCACAAGGTCAATATGCAATTAATGCTGAGTTGACTGTTTTTGCCGCTGGGCAACGTTTGTTTGGTGATGCACGTGGTAACACGCAAATTTTGCAAAACACCGTAACTGCAAATGGCATTGTTGTTGATGGAAAAAATGACGTTCAAATTGAAAACTTGTTTTTGGTAGCAAACGGCACAAACACCAAAGCAGGGCTGTTAGTAAAAAATGGTTGCATTAATAGTGCATATTCTGCTATTAAAATAACAAATTTTAAGTATGGTGTTCAATGCTTAAACAGTAATCAAGCGTCTTTTACCCAATTTATTTTGGTTGATAATTTAACTCACGGTATGTACTTGGCGGGTATTGCTGGCAATTGTATTGACACCATTGTGATAGATTCATATTTTGCTGGTAATGGTGCTAGCGGTACTGGGAACAATCTTTATGTTGAAGGTTCAGTATCGGGAATTTGGTTTACCAAAGTTGCGTTGCAAATAGCTACAGGTTTTGGCATTTACATGGAAAAAGGTGCAGGAACCAACACCCCAAATGCAGGATTTTTTACGCAATGTATTTGCGACCAAAACGTTTCTGGCGGTGTCAAAATGGTTGATGGATTCCTTATGGAATTCAACAATTGTTGGGTAAGTGGCCTTGGTGATGGCTATTCTTTTGAGTCAGCAGTTGCCGACATACGCATCATAGGCGGCGAAGTTTTTAACATGGGTGGTCATGGCGTAAAAATCTTGGGAACCCGTTGCTCTGTTGTTGGAACAAACATTCGCGGTGCGGGTTATACCGCAGTCAATACCTATGACAGCATTAGGCTTGAGGCATCAACCGCAACTTTAATTTCAGGCGTAAATTTTGACGGTGAATATAACTCTGTCAACACAACACGATATGGCGTTAGTCTTAAAAGTGGCGGCGGCATAAATAACACGTATGTTACTGGTTGCGTTTTCAGTTTTATGGCAAGTGGAAACTACATAAACGAAGGCGGCGCAACCACCAACAATGTATTTTTGGAGCAGTACCAAGGCGGCAGTGCTTCAATTGCTGACCTTGCAACTGCAACGCTGTATACATTTCCATCGCAACTGCAAGGTACATATTTGTTTTTTGCGGGTCAAACATCAAATGCCAACGGCGGTATCCGAGCAATGGCGCTTGTTAGAGTTGGAACAGGAAGTTTAGCGGTTAGCAGTATTGTTGCCGCTGGCGGCGCAACATTGTCGGGAACTGGTTTTGCTGTTCAGATTACCAACACGGCTGGCGGTGCGGTAGTATTTGATTATTCTTGGATCAAGCTGTAACTTGCACAACAGACAGAAATTCCAGCATAATGCTGACAAAACCTTACCGGCGAGGTTCACCGGGGAATCTTAGGATTCATTGAAATGACTGAAGAAGTCCAAAACCTAGCGGAAGTTGACTCCGCGCCAGCAACGGAAGTGACGGCCACTCCTGAGACTGTAGAAAATGCGCCGGTAGTCGCTGATGAGCAAAAAGAGCCTTCAAGGGTTTTTACCCAAGAAGAACTGGATGCAGCCATCGGTAAGCGGCTTGCGAGAGAACAGCGTAAGTGGGAAAGAGAGCAGACTCAAAGGCAAGCGGAAACGCAGGCATTGAGAGCGCCAGCAGACATCCCGCCGGTTGATCAGTTTGAAAGCCCTGAAGCCTATGCAGACGCATTGGCCTACAAAAAGGCTGAAGAGCTGCTTGCCCAGCGTGAACATGCCCGGCAGCAATCTGAAATTCTTGAAACCTATCATGAGAAGGAAGAAGAAGCTCGGAACAAATACGATGACTTTGAACAAGTCGCGTACAACCCGAAACTTCCAATTACGACCGTGATGGCTCAGTCGATTCAAGCCTCGGACGTTGGCCCTGAAGTAGCTTACTACCTCGGTGCAAACCCCAAGGAAGCAGATCGAATCTCCCGTCTTGCACCTATCTTGCAGGCCAAGGAAATTGGACGGATTGAGGCCAAGTTGGCCAGCGATCCACCAGTGAAGAAAACGACATCCGCGCCAGCACCGATTTCTCCCGTGACGGCTCGCTCCTCTGGAGCGCCGGCTTATGACACGACTGACCCACGGTCTACCAAGACCATGAGTGCCTCAGAGTGGATTGATGCCGAACGAGCCCGACAGTTGAAAAAGATGCAGGCAAACCGCTAAATTTTTAAAGGACTTTTTCCATGGCTAACAGTATCTTAACCATCGACATGATCACGCGCAAAGCGCTTGAGATTCTCGAAAACAACCTTGTGTTGACCCGTAACGTGAACCGTCAGTACGACGACAGCTTTGCTGTTGAAGGTGCCAAGATTGGTTCGACCCTGCGCATTCGCTTGCCTGATCGCGCTCTGGTGACCGACGGTGCCGCCTTGCAAGTTCAAGACGACAATGAGCAGTTCACCACTTTGACTGTGGCCAGCCAAAAGCACATTGGTGTCAACTTCACTTCTGCTGAATTGACCATGCAATTGGATGACTTCGCAGAGCGTGTGTTGAAGCCTCGTATCAGCCAGTTGGCCAGTTCCATCGACGCCGACGTTGCCAATGCTTACAAGAGCATTGGTAACACCGTCGGCACTCCTGGCACCACTCCTGCAACTTCTTTGGTGCTGTTGCAAGCCCAGCAGAAGCTAAACGAGAACGCCGCTGTGATGAGCCCCCGTTATGCCACCGTCAACCCCGCCGCTAACGCTGGTTTGGTTGAAGGCATGAAGGGTTTGTTCAACCCCACCGACACCATCAGCCGCCAATTCAAGAACGGCATGATGGGCATGGGCGTGTTGGGCTTTGACGAGATCAACATGTCTCAGTCGATCAAACAACACACCACTGGCACCCGCGTTGCTACCGGCACCGTCACTGCTGCTGCCGTGACCGCTGAAGGCTCTGCGACGCTGACGTTGACTGTTGGTACTGGTGAAACCATCGCCGTTGGTGATGTGTTCACAATTGCCGACTGCTTTGCTGTGAACCCACAGACCCGTGAGTCCACCGGCTCGCTGTTCCAGTTCGTGGCTTTGGCATCAACGACTGCCACCACTACTGCTACCGTGACCGTGGCGCCGATGTACTCGGCCAACCATGCCCTGGCTACTATGCTGACTTTGCCAGCTAACGCTAAGGCCGTGGTGTTTGTGGGTGCTGCTTCAACTCAGTACCCCCAGAACTTGGTCTACCACAAGGACGCCATCACGTTCGCCACCGCTGACTTGTTGCTGCCCCAGGGCGTAGACATGGCCGCGCGTGCCGTCCACAATGGCATCAGCTTGCGTGTGGTTCGCCAGTACGACATCAACAACGACCGTATGCCTTGCCGTATCGACGTGTTGTATGGCTTCTCCACCATTCGTCCTCAGATGGCCTGCCGCATTTGGGGTTGATTTGAAACGGGGCTTCGGCCCCTTTCTTCGTAACATCTTTTTTCAAGGAATTTATCATGGCTTTACCTAATGGCGCAGGTGGTTATCAAGTCGGTGCTGGCAACCGTCAAGAAACCCTTATGAGTGCAATGGCTGCACCGCAAACCGCAACTACAACCGCAACTTTGACTGCTGCTCAAGTGGTCAATCAGATGCTGGTTGCAAACCCCGGTTCTGGTGCTCCCGCTGTCTACACTTTGCCCACCGCAGCGTTGATCGACGCCGCCGTGCCCAACGCCACCGTTGGCAGCACGTTTGATCTGTCGCTGGTTAACATCGGCACCAGTTCGGGCACCGCAGCACTGGCAACCGCTACCGGCATCACCGACGGCGGCAACGCTTTTGTTGCGCTGGCAATCACAACTAGCGCAGTGTTCCGGTTCCGTAAAACCGGCGATGCTGCGTACACTGTGTACAAAATGGCCTAAACCTAATGGGGGCGTTTGCCCCCATTTTTCCCTTTTGGAACTGATAAAGGAATTTAATCATGGCAAATAACAAACCTATTGGCGTTGCATACGCCGACCCCCAACTGGATTCGTTCCAAGTTGGCGCAGCTAACGAGCCAATTGAGATCACGTCTGCTGGCGTCCTCAACGGCGCGTATGCCACCACTTCGGCAACGTCGGGCGACACTCGTCTTAACTTCAACCGGTTAACCTTTACTTCGACTGGCTCTGGTGAAACTGCTCGCTTCTTGACCCGCGTAACTGGCGCAGGCGCTGCCACTGCCGGCACCATCAACGGCGCACACATCAGCACCTCCGTCAACACTGGCGGCACCATCAGCGGCGCGGCCAACGCCATTCGTGCAACCATTGGTGGCACGTCTACCAACCCCGGCGGCACCTTGGCGGCCCTGCAACTGGACTCTGACTTTGCCTCTGGCGGCACCTGGAGCAATGCGTCCTTTTTGCGCGTAACCAACTCGGGCACGGGCGAAGTGGGCAACTTTGCGCTGATGCCTGCGGTCAGTGCAACTGGCGTGTTTCGCGCTAAAGTTGGTTCACCGGTGGTTACCCATACCATTCCCGTGGTTAGCGGCGGTACGACCTACTACATCATGGTCAGCACGGTTGCCTGATGGTAATCACCAAAGAGTTTCTCATTGGGGAAATTCAATCGCTTGAGCAAGAGATTGGAAAGGCGCAAGCCTTTCTGACTCAAGCTCAAGCGGTTTTGAGCGCCTATCAAATGCTTGATCGTAGATTGGATGAGCCAGAACCAACACCCACGGAAGAATAATGCCTATCATTTACATGTCTCACCCCGTCCACGGCGCAAAGATTGCGTCGATGGAACTTGAAGCTGTAGCAGATGAACAAAATGGTTGGACACGCTATACTCTTGACACGCCAATTGATGTTGAAGAGGCGGCTCCACAGGAAGTAAAACGTAGACGTGGCCGTCCTGTTGTTGAGGCGGTCGAACTAGGAGCGTAAAGATGGCCACCTACTCTGCTGCCGATCAGATCAACCGGGCGCTGCGGCTGCTGGGTGTGCTGGCCGAGGGCGAAACCCCTTCTGCGTCGGTGTCGCAAGATGCGCTGATGGCGCTCAATCAGATGATCGACTCTTGGAACACTGAGCGTCTGTCTGTCTTTTGCACCATTGACCAGATTGTTAATTGGCCGGTCGGCTCGATTGAAGAAACCCTTGGCCCCACTGGTTCTTTGGTACGCCTAAACGGCACTGCCGTGCGGCCTGTTTTGGTGGACGACGCCACCTACTTCAAAGACCCCGGCACTGGGGTGTCGTATGGCCTCAAGCTGATCAATCAGCAACAGTACAACGGTATCGCGGTTAAGACCGTGACTTCAACTTTTCCCCAAGTCATGTTTGTCAACATGACCTACCCAAACGTTACGATCAACATCTACCCGCGCCCCACACGTCTGCTGGAATTCCACTTTGTCAGCGTGCAAGAGTTAAGTCAGCCTGCCAACTTGGCAACCGACATTTTGTTCCCGCCTGGGTATTTACGCGCTTTCGTGTACAACCTGGCCATGGAGTTTGCGCCTGAGTTTGGCGTTGAGCCTAGTCCCCAAGTGCAGCGCATCGCCATGACCAGCAAGCGCAACCTAAAGCGCATTAACAATCCCGATGACATCATGTCAATGCCGTATTCGCTGATCGCCACCCGTCAACGCTTTAACATTTACGCAGGAAACTACTAACATGGCCACCATTGCAATTACCTCCCTCCCCGTAGCAACTGCCGCCGCTACTACTGATGTCTTGCCAATTGTGCAGTCAGGCACAACCAAGCAAGTCACCAATGCATTGTTGTTTACCAATGCAACAATGGTTGCGCCTGCGTTAGGTACGGTTGCCAGCGGCAATATCAGTGCCTGTACAAGTACCGGCATGGTGTTAACTACCCCCGTAATTGGCGCAGCCACCGGCACTAGCCTGACCGCCACCGGCACTATTGTGTCCACTGGCACGGCTGGCGTGGGCTATGCCACAGGCGCGGGCGGTACGGTTACCCAAGCCACAAGTCGCACCACAGGTGTTACGTTGAACAAAACGACTGGTGCAATTACGTTATTTAGCGCAGCGGGGACAACAGTCGCGGCAACTTTTACCGTGACCAATAGCACCGTGGCGGCAACTGACGTAATCATCTTGAATCAAAAATCAGGTACTGACCTGTACGACTTGATGGTCACTGCGGTAGCGGCGGGTAGTTTTAACATCACATTCCGCACCACGGGCGGGGCTACCACAGAAACACCAATTTTTAACTTTGCAGTTATCAAAGCAGTCGCGGCTTAATGAAAACGCCCATCCTTGGATCAACCTATGTGACCCGCAGCGTCAATGCTGCGGATGCCCGCATGGTCAATCTGTTTCCCGAAGTTATTCCCGAGGGCGGTAAAGAACCGGCATTCTTACAGCGTTGCCCTGGTTTGGCGCTTTTGTCAACGGTGGGCACTGGCCCGGTTCGCGGTCTGTGGGCGTTCTCGCCCAATGATGGCGTGGGTTTTGTGGTATCAGGCACTCAGCTCTACAAGATCAACAATACCTACGTGCCCACGTTGATCGGAACTGTGGCCGGCTCTGGGCCGGTCAGCATGGCCGACAACGGCACGCAACTGTTCATTGCAGCCAACGGCCCCAGCTACATCTACAACAACACCACCAATGCCTTTGGCCAGATCACTGACCCAGATTTCCCCGGCGCGGTGACTGTTTGTTATCTGGACGGCTATTTTGTGTTCAACGAACCCAATAGTCAAAAAATGTGGGTTACAACGCTTCTGGACGGCACGTCCATTGACCCGCTTGAGTTTGCCAGCACTGAAGGGTCGCCTGACGGCCTGCTGGCCGTGGTGTCCAACTTCCGCGAGGTTTGGGCCTTTGGCACAAACTCCATTGAGGTCTGGTACGACTCAGGCGCCACAGACTTCCCCTTGCAACGCATCCAAGGCGCGTTCAACGAGCTTGGTTGCGCTGCCCCCTATTCCATTGCCAAGATGGACAATGGCCTGTTTTGGCTGGGCCGGGATCGCCGGGGCCAAGGCATCGTCTACCGGGCCAACGGTTACCAAGGCCAGCGCATCTCAACCCATGCGGTTGAATGGCAAATCCAGCAATACAGCGATATGTCGGACGCCATTGCGTACACTTATCAACAGGATGGCCACAGCTTTTACGTGTTGATCTTCCCCGCGGCCAACACCACTTGGGTGTATGACGCTTCAACCCAAGCCTGGCATGAGCGGGCCGGTTTTGTTGAGGGTGTATTTACCCGGCACCGTAGCAATTGCCAGATGGCGTTTAACAACAAAATTGTTGTTGGCGACTATGAGAACGGCAACATCTACGCCTTTGACCTTGACGTGTACGCCGACAATGGCGAAATTCAAAAATGGCTGCGCACTTGGCGGGCGTTGCCCACGGGTCAGAACAACTTGAAGCGCACTGCCCATCACAGCTTGCAATTGGATTGTGAAACGGGCGTTGGATTAAACCTATACCCTGCATACGCCAGCGAAAACATAGATACTGAGTCGGGGTTAAACCTTGTGGCTCAATATGTGCAAACATTTTTGGCCACTCAATCAGGCGACATATTGACCACTGAAGCCGGGGACGGTTTTGAGCCAATCGGGCAATACGAGTTATCGGACACTGACATTACGGGCTATGAAATTGTCACCAATTCATACCCTGCTGCACCAGGCTACGAGCCTGAAGCCATGCTGCGTTGGTCAGATGATGGCGGCCACACTTGGTCAAATGAGCATTGGTCACCACTTGGCAGGATCGGTGCGTATGGCCACAGGACGTTTTGGCGGCGGCTGGGCATGACAGTCAAGCTGCGGGACCGCGTCTATGAACTGTCCATGACCGACCCGGTCAAAGTGGCCATCATGGGGGCCGAGTTGATCATTAGCCCGACCAATGCCTAGCCCAAACGCAACGCCCACGCCCATTACACCCCCCAGGGTGCCGTTGATCGACCCGCGCACTGGGTTGATTGACCGGGCGTGGTATTTGTTTTTTCTGTCGCTCAACGACATTGCGACTGATGTGGTGGACGATAGTGGCCTTGGCCCTGACTCAATATCCTTGATTGCGTCGTATGACGCCGCGCTTCGTGCGGTCAATCAGGAACTGCAAACGCTACCGCCAGTTGTTACCTTACCGTTTCCTGACGTATTAACTGACTGCTGTTCTGCCTTGGTGTCCCAGATTGCTGAGATGCAAAAGCAGATTGAAGGGTTGCAATCGCAGCCCATTCTTGACATTGGTGCAGTCAACGCATCTATTGCGGCGCTGTCAACCGTGCCAGTGACTGTAGTGGCAGACTTTACAGTGGGCACCAGCAATTGGTACATCAATAACAAGTCAGGCTCGACTTGTACCGTGACCTTACCGACTGCGTCCACATTTCCTGGCGGGTACTTGACCTTCCAAAACTATCAAGCCCAGACGCTGGTGTCAGCGTCGAGCAACGTCGTCCCCCAAGCCGGTGGGGCAGCGGGCACCGCAATCCTCTTGGCAGTTGCGGGCAATTGGGCGACAATGGTGTCTGACGGCACCAATTGGGTCATCATGCAAGCTGCCGCTAATAACTGCCTCTTATTGGAGTAAACCATGACAGTCACTGTCAAAGTCCTTGTTCCCGCCAAACTTGTTGTGGCCGCGCAAACAACCCAGTACACAGCTACTGGCGTCACGGCCATCATCGACAAATTTACCGCGACCAATTACAGCGGCAGCGCTGCGACCATCAGCGTCAACTTGGTCACGGTGTCTGGGTCAGCCCCAGACAACGCCAACTTGATCACCAAGACCAAGACGCTGCAAGCGTCTGAGGTCTACACTTTCCCTGAGTTGGTGGGCCAGGTGCTGGGCATAGGCGACTTCATCAGCACCGCTGCAAGTACTGGCTCAGCTATCAACATGCGCGTCAGTGGCCGTGAAGTAACTTAAGGAGAGCAGCATGGGATTTTTTCAACAGTTACTAAGTAACCCAGGAAAAACTGTATCAGATACGGTTAGCAATGTCGTATCCAATCCGGCTGGCGCAATTGGCGATCTTTGGAATACTGGCGGGCGTGATGCGGCGGCGCTCGCCGCGCTGTACTATGGCGGCAGCGCTTTGTATAACGCATATGGTGCTGGGGGTGCTGCTGGTGCTGGAGCGGGGGGCGCGGCGGGGGGCGCCGGCGCCAGCAGTTATTTGATGCCTGCGGCCATACTTGGCAGTTCTTTGCTTGGTAGCGGCGCAGCACGCAGCGCGGGTAGCGCTCAAGCAGACGCTGCCAATCGTGCGGCTGATTTGCAATACCAACAATTTGTAGAACAATCTTTGTTACAAGAGCCATTCCGTCAAGCTGGCGTTCGTGCGCTGCCAAAACTTGAAGCGCAGCAGAACATGATGCCTGGCGCATTTACGGGACAAGTTAATTTAGGCCAAGACCCAGGCTATGCGTTCCGCTTGTCGGAAGGCCAGAAAGCGCTGGATCGAAGCGCTGCTGCTAGGGGTGGTTTGATCTCAGGCGGGGCGCTGAAGGCTGCGCAACGGTTCGGCCAAGACTTGGGTAGCCAAGAATACCAAAACGCCTACAACCGAGCGCTGACAGGCTACAACGCCGATGTGGCGCGTGAAGCCACAGGCTACAACCGTCTGGCGGCTCTTGCGGGTATTGGTCAAACGGCCACGGGTCAGATTGGTACTGCTGGGCAGAACATGGCGTCCAACGTGGGCAACTTGATGACATCAGGCGCAGCCGCAAACGCTGCGGGTCAAGTTGGCGGGGTCAACGCTTTGACCGGCGGCTTGAGTACCTATCTGAACTACAACCAAGGCAACAGTTTGGTCAATGCCTTAAACCAAAGAAATTTAATGAGCCAATATGGTGCAGGCAATGTGTATGGCCCGGGCAGTATGTCTCCAAATGCATACAACGCCCAAATAACTAATTTTGATTGAGGTAAATCATGGCACTCGATCCTTCTATCGCATTGGGTATCCGGCCTCTTGAAGTGCCAAATCAATTGGCGCAGTACGCTCAGATGGCGCAAGTTGAAAACGCGCAACAGCAAAATGCTTTGGCACAGTTTCAACTTGGCGCAGCAAGACGTGCCGAGCAAGGCCAAAATGCGCTAGGCCAAGCCTATGGAGCATATTATGGCGGCGGCGGAAACATGGGCGGAGGCGCAGCCGCTAGTCCGGCGGGCGGGACTCTTGCTGGCATGGGCGCAGCGCGTGGAGGAATTAACTATGACAACATGAGGCAGGCAATTGTTGACAAATTAAGAACAACTGCGCCCAATCTAATTCCTGCTGAACTGGCAAGGATAAATGAGATGGAACAAAAAGGATTGCTTGCCAGAAAAACGCAAACTGATATAGACACGGCTAGTTTAACGCAACAGAAATCAAGACAAGAGTTAGCTACTACTAGAACCGCTCAGTTTCGTGATCAGCTTGGTAAAGTCAATAGCCCAGAAGCCGCCGCGCAATGGACTATTGCAATGTATAACGACCCGTATTTAAAAGACACCATTTCTAGCGTTCCTCTTGAAGCTGCATTGGCTGAGATTCCCAAAACTCCCCAAGAGTTTAACGTATGGAAAAACCAAAACGCTTTAGGCATGACTGAGTTTATTAAGCTAAACAAACCAACTACCTTTGCCCAAGACACCGGCCCTGGTGGCCGTGTAATGTCCTTTCCTGGGTTGGGTGGTCCAGCCACCGTTGTGCCAGGCAGTGAATTTACCAAAGGCAAAACATTTGCCGACATTACTTCACAAAGGCAAGCAGACCTTGCCGCATCACGTTTTGCATTTGATCAAGCTAAATTTGCTTATGAAAAAGCCAACCCAGGCTTTGAGCTTAAAGAAGCTGAAGACGGCAGCATTGTCGGCGTCAACAAAAGAACACTGCAAGCCTTCCCCGTTACTGTTGGTGGCGCTGCTCCCGCGGCTGCTCCAGCAATGCCTGGTGGCGGTGTGCCTGGTGCAAGACTGCCTGCGCCGAGTGCTGGACCAGCCGCGCCAGGTATGGCGCCGCCTGCAGCAGGTGCGCCTGGTGTGCCATTGATGGGCAAGGGCACAGCAATGACCGAAACCCAAAGCAATGCAGCTATGTTTGGCGGTGCAATGGCACAGGCACAAAATACCATCAAGCAATTGGAAAAATCAGGCACTGTTAAAAATGCAGTTGTGCCGGGGCTTTTGACTGGATTGGCACAAATGGTTCCATTTGGTGTTGGCGATGGTATTGGAAATGTTATTCAATCAACATTTAATGCAGACCCAACTGGTTTAATTGGGCCAAACGCAGATCAACAAAAATTAGCACAATCACAATTGGCTTTTGCTACTGCTTATTTGCGCAAAACTTCTGGAGCTGCTTTTGGCGCATCTGAAATATCCAACACAATTAAAGAGTTTTTCCCTTTAATTGGCGAAGGCGAAAAAGTAATTGCACAAAAAGCAGCCGCCAGAGAACGTGCTGTTGAAGGTATGAAAATTTCTACCAATAGAGAGGGTAAAAAATACATTGAAGGTTATGGCGGTGGGGGTGCTCCGGCTGCCGCAGGCCGTGGTGGTGGTATACCCAACGCAACGCCAACCAATCCATTGGGCTTACCAGGACTTTAATCATGGCTACCCTTGCTGAATTCCGCGCCGAATATCCTGAATATAACTCAGTGCCAGACCTTGCTTTGGCCAATTCTTTGCATGAAAAATTTTATGCAAAAATGCCAAAAATGGACTTTTACAAGACCATTGGTTTAAGTGCTGGAACGGGCATACCAGGCGCTGAAAATGTCATAACTGGCAAAGCAGCTCCCGAAGTCTCTATGCGTGACCGCATTATGGGCGTGATTGAAACGCCAGCCGTTTTGGCCGGCGGTTTGGCATCTAGTATTGCTGCACCTCTTGCTACCATATATGGTGAATTGACAAATGCAGCTCCTCAAGGTTCTTCGCAAGCGATTGCTGCTGGTAAAGCAATGGCTGCTAAAGCACGTGAACAGTTTTACCAACCACGCACACAAACATCCAGAGAAATTTTGGGTGCTGTGGGTGAGTTCTTGCAGCCAATTACTGGAGCTTTGCCACCAACTTTAGGGGCTGTTGGGACAAGCATAAACGCTCTGGCGCCTGCCGCTTTAATGCAGGCCGGTGCAGTTGCTCGCCCTGCCATCACCCAGGCAACCGCACCAGTGCGCAATGTTTTGGCCAATGTGATGACCCGCGAACAGCCTGGCATGGTTGGCATGGGTGCGGCCAGCACCGCTGAAGACTTGATGCGCCAGCAACGCTTAGAGCAATTTGGCATTCGCTCAACACTTGGTGAACGCACTAAAAATTTGCCTCAACAACAATTTGAATCAGAAGTTCAACGCGGTGTTATTACTGGAATTTCTGAAGATGCCAAAACAAAATTGGCTGAACAAATGAAACTTTTTGAAGCTGGAAAACAAAAAGACATTATTGGAAATTTTGAACGCATGACTGCAGAAGTTGGTTCAACTGCAGATCGTGGTGAAATTCGCAAAACTGGCAGAATTGTTGACAAAGCCTTAAATAATCAATACACCAAAGCATTTGATGCTTATAAAGCCAAATACAAATTGGCAGATGATTCTGGCGAAACTTTAGAACAAGTTCCATATCAAAGTTTGCTTGATTACATTGGAACAAAAAGCACCACACGCCGTGAAAAATTAGATCCAATATTGAATGATGTGGCTGAATTGTTGGCCATGAATGATCCACAAAAAACTGGAACCATTTCAATTCGCAATTTAGAAGACATTTACCAAGTAGTTGGCACAGCTAAAGATTCGCCAAGCGCCAAACCAATGAAAGATTTGATTACTCAAATTGGTGATGGCGCCGGTGGCAAATTGTATCAAGAAGCTCGCCAAGCCAGAACGCAATTAGCAAAACAATTTGAAGATGTTTCACGAGTTGACAAATTGCTTGGCACAAAAGCTGGATATAAAGATCGAAGAATTGCGCTTGATGATGTTTACAACCATGTTGTGGTTGATGGTTCATTGGAAGAAATGAGAACTGTTACATCATTGTTAAAGAAAACACCAGAAGGCAGAGAGGCTTACAAAGAATTGCAAGGACAAACTTTGCAACGAATGAAAGATTTGTTGCTTAAAAAAGGCGATGAAAAAGACAGTCTTCGCGCTTTAGAAAGATTTAGTAATTTTGTTACTGAACTTGATAGAGAAGAAAAACTTGCTTATATGTATGGCAAAACTGGCCGCAATGAAATAATGGATTTGCGTGATGCAATTAAAGATGTCATGGTTAAAGAGCCTGGCGCCGTTAATTTCAGCAATACCTCTGGTGCTGTTTTGCGTGGCCTTGAGGCTTTGCAGGCTTTAAGATTTCCTGGAGCTAAATCCGCTGCTGAAATTGCCCGCACCATAGAAGTCAAAGGCAAAGTCAAAGAAGCCCTTAAACAACCCAACCAGTTAGCGCCAAAACAGCAAAACCAAAACAACTTGGCCCCGCCGTACTTTGAGGTTCGCGGTGTGGGATCAACAGGCGAATGATGGACTACCAAGTGCTCTTCAACATCGCCGTGGCCATTGCTGGGTTCTTCGGCGGGTGGACGCTCAACCGCATCTACATCGCCATCGACCGGCTAGACGGTGACGTGCGCAACATGCCACATAACTACATAAGCAAAGACGACTACAAAGCCGACATCCGCGACATCCGCGAGATGCTGGGCAAGATTTTCGACAAGCTAGACAACAAAGCCGACAAATGATCGACCTCACCAAAGCCATTGGAGCAGTTGCGGCCAGTGTTGCCGCACTGGGCGGCAGTTACACGTTGGCCGATAAATTTGGTTGGTTTGATAGGGCCATTCTTGAATGGTCACCAGAGCATTTTAAAATTGTGGCAGAGGCTGGCCAGCCCATCAACGTCACCGTTGCGCGGATCAAGAAGCGCGACGACTGTTCTGTTGAGAGCTTTACCCCAAGCATTCGGGACGCAAATGGCATGGTGCATGAGGCAACCACCACAGCAAGCAGATTCAGCGGCCCAGCAGGGCCAGAGATCGACACGTTTACCTACCAGTTGACGATGGTGAGAAAAGAGAAGATTGCTGAAGGCAAGGCAACCTTGCTGGCAACCATCAAATACAAATGCCCCGAGGGCGAGCGCGTTGTGCAGTACCCGCGCCATACCAACCTCAGTTTTGAATTAAAAGGTTAAACATGCTGACCCTGTTTTCTAGCCTAATCAGTTTCCTGATGGGCGGCCTGCCCAAAATCCTTGAGCTATTCCAAGACCGCGCTGACAAGAAGCATGAGCTGGCGCTGGCCGCCATGCAAACCGAGCGCGAGCTCACGCTAAAGAAAGCTGGCTTGGAGGCGCAGGAGCGCATCGAGCACATCCAGACCGAGCAGATTCAGATCAACGCCGAGGTCACCAACAACCAGACGGCCATGCAAGAGCGCCAAGCGCTTTATGCGCACGACATAGCCTTGGGCCAAGGCGCCAGCATCTGGGTGACCAACATGCGCGCTGCGACCCGCTCAGTGATCACCTACGGCATGTTTGCCATGTTTATGTTTGTTGAGATTTTTGGTTTTTATTACGCCTGGCATACAGACGTGGCCTTTGATGTGGCGCTCAATCACCTGTGGGACGATGAGACCCAGATCATCTGGGCTTGCATCGTGTCGTTTTGGTTTGGCGGCCAAGCGTTTAAGTCGAAATGAACGTCAGCGCTGATGCGATCAAGATGATCCAGCACCATGAGGGCATCCGGTACAAGCCGTACCGGTGCCCAGCACAGCTTTGGACAATAGGAGTCGGACATGTTCTTTACCCAGATCAAGCAAAAATTCCAATGGATCAAAGAGGCGCTTACCCGCTTCGCCCAGAAGACAATCGCACGTTTTCAAAAGACGAAGTAGATGGAATTCTTAGATCCGATCTCCAGCGCTTTGAGCGTGGCGTGGCCCAGCTTATTCCCGTGGCTCTTACCCAAGGCCAATACGACGCTTGCGTCAGCTTTGCTTTTAACGTTGGTCTGGGAACGCTACAGCGCAGCACCTTCCGTCAGAAGGTTCTTCGCGGGGAAAAAGACGCGGCCATAGCGTCGCTGTTGCAATACTGCAAGGCCGGCGGCAAGGTGCTCCGAGGGCTTGAGAACCGCCGCAAGGACGAAGCCGCGCTGTTCATGTCCTAAACATCTGCATCTTCTTGAAGAAGTACCGAATCACCTGGTAGTCCACGCCAAAGCGCTTGGCGATGTCCTTCTTGGTGACTCCTTGGTTCCACAGCGTTATGGCTCTGGACTCGCTGATGGGTGTGGGCTTGCGCCCGCTACCTGGCCTGGCGCCGCCTCTAGTCTTCATTGAGCGCCATCCAGACCATCAGACAGATCACGCCAATGCCCACCGCGATCCCAAGAAATCCAACGGCAAACACGGCAAGTATGGTTTCAATCATGTCTTCTCCTTGATGTCGTAAAACCAATCGTCCCCTGCTGACCACTTGCGTGTGCCGTCCACTGTCCACAGGCGCTGCGCCGCTTGGAAGTCAGGAAACTTTGTCTCCGCAGGTATTAGGCTCTGGTCGTACCACAGGCATCTGTTGTTGGGTTGACAAGCAAACTGGCCGTTGTCCAACATGATCCAGTTGAAGGACTTGTGCTCCTCGGCCTGCTCGGTAAAGCCCGTGTCCAAGTCCATGCCGTCAGCGCAAAAGTCCACGGTGAACAAGTACCGCCCAAAGTGCCATTGCTTGTCTTTGCCCAAAAATTTCACGCCCAAGTTACGCAAGCCGATTTTCTCAATGACTGTAAATCTGTAACCCATGCAGTCCCACAATTGGAGCGTGTCAATGGGTAGGTTGCCATGGTCTTCTTTCCACACATAGGCGTGGATGGGCAGCTTGTCGTACAGCGCACCGTACGCTGGCAGCAAGGACTCAATGCGGAACACTTGCCCCCGCAAGGCTTTCAGACTGACCCAGATTGCAGGCTCCAATTCACCTTGCCCTTTGTGGTCGTTGTACAAGAACTCACGCTTCACAAAACATTTGATGGGCGGCAACGACGCTACGATGTAACTCATTTCAACATCTCCCTGTATGCGTTAATCGCGGTTTTCAAATCGTTTTGTAGCTGCTGGATGCGGTCGTCTTGCTCTTGCATCTTTACGTAAGCCTCTGCGGCAAATTTGGCCAGGTTCTCCTGAGTCCATGTGTCAAATGTTGGCATGGCTCACCTCACCCGGCGCAGTGGTTCGACCACCTTTTCAGGCGGGGGCGGGGGCAAACCCGCGCTGGGTGCAGTCCAACCCTGCTTGCGCCAAGTCGCCTGCACGTCTGAGCCTCGGCTGGGCTTAAATTTAGCGTTTGTCACTAAAAGACTTGGCATCACAATTTTGGTGCCTGGTGGGGGTGTCCAATTATTCATTGTTGTCTCCTTAATTAAGGTGTTGGCATTCTAGCGTACTGCTAGAAGGGTATCTCATCCCATGTCCAGTGCTCACAATCAACGGGGCCATGCAACCATTCAGTCGGTGGCTGGGCATTAAATTTTTCGCATTTATTGCCAGATTTCAAGTGTTCACAATTCAAGCAGGTGACCTGGATAGATTCAATGTCCTTAAGTTGCCGTTTTAAATGTGTTTTGATGGCATTCAATTCAATCAAATTCATATTCTTTTACCTCTGTAAATTTGCCGTTCTTACGAGTTGCAATGCGGCGGGGTTTTCGCAAATAGTCTGGCCGTTCACCCATTACAACTTCAATGGCTCGAGCAACCGAATTGGGATAACTATTGTCTAAACTGCGCTGCAGCCACCAAGACACGGCCTTTTGGCTGGCGTAACCAGTGTGGTCAAAGCACACCCACTCGCTCGCGCATTTAAGTATGCCGGCGTAGTAATCCACCCTCATGCTGTCTGGCTTGCCTTCTTTACGGTGCAGTTTGTAATCAACCCTTGTCACGTCATGCCAAGTGACGGTTGACTGCACCTGGGCTGACAACAGCGCGGCCAGGGACACTTTGGCGTCCATGGGCTTGGCTTCTTCTTCGCGGATCGTGGCGCCACAGGCGGTGCAAACCAGCGCCATGGGGGCGTTGCGTTCACCGCACTCAGGGCAGATGCTGTACGGCCCCTCTTGGTCAATGTTGCGCTTGATCCTAGCCCGGCCCTTGATGATGTCCACCGGCCCCAGGCGCTCCACGGTGTCGGTAAAGTCGAGCACCAGGCAGTCGGCCTTGCCGTCAGCAATGCGGGTGCCGCGGCCCATGCCCTGGACATATAGCACAGGCGACTTGGTCGGCCTGCACCAGATAATGCAGTCCACGTCAGGCACATCAAAGCCAACTGACAAGGC